AGTATGACCTTGAGTCTTTTCTGATATGTCTTCGCGTCGAAAGCGACGAAGGCAATATCAGGATCATCCAGCGCCTCAATTACTATAAGCGCATCAAAGACAATCCCGTCAAAGCTGGAGTAGGCATCCTTCGTGGTTCCGACTGAAACTACCACGTAGTCACGGGCCTCCAGCATGTAGGTAATTGCTTGTCGTGTGAGAAGATCTTTTGCGAGAAGTAGGACAGTGACAGGCATGAATTTACGGAGGGTGATTGAGCCGACATTGTAGTGCATGACTGCATAGCTGCCACAAAAGTGACACACCGCATCGAAGTGCGCCCGTAGATACAGGCTCTACGTTTGATTAATGATCAGCGGAAATCGTCGATCCGGCAGTGTCCACCATTGCATAACTGACATGCCTAACGCGCCGCGCAGCAGTTTGCAGTGCCGCGTCCGCCAGTACGCGTTCGATGATGCTTGGCGGGACTTGAACATCGTTCAAGAATTCGCGCGCGTGATCTTGGCCTCGGAAGCGGTATAGCCGAATTCCGACCTCGACGAGCATCTTGGTGTGGGTATCATTTCGGCGCTCAACGAATTCGGGCATCTGATATGTCACTTGGGATAGAAATTTTTCTCAGCGTCTGGGCTAGGGTGAGAATGGAAAATGGTTTTTGTATAAAAGCGTCGATCGCTAGCTCTGCGAACTCAGGTGAATCTAATCCGGCGGCTACCACAACTTTCAGGTGTGGCTGAATCTTTTTTGCATCTAGCGCGTAGCTTGGTTCGCCTATCAGCGTAGCGCCCGGGCTGGTAATCAGCACGTCAAACCCCAGCCTTTTCAGCAAATTGATGCCGCGAACCGGTGATGATGTCCCTATTGCTTCATGGCCAAGCGCCATCAATAGGTTGATGATTGTCTCGCGTAGAAGTAGGTCTCTTTCGATGACCAAGATGTAGGCTCGCATTTGTGCTTTCTTATGGAGCAAACCTTCACACTACACTGAGGACCAGCTATATACCACCCGAACCGCAAATTAAGGTAACCAGTACAACATTGCTCAATTGACGTTTACCCACGACAATGTAAAAAATAAATATATTACCAGTGGAAATAATTAGGTGCTGTGTGCTACGCTGCCGTGGTCGTCTTTTAGAGAGTGTTAAATCATGGGGTTCGTTGACCGCTATATCACCGCATTGAGCGCATCGAGCCTCCAAGACGATGAGCGCCACTGCCAGGCCGAGCCGCTTCTTGCCTCGGCGCTAGCCTCGACTGCGGCTGGCCACCTGGGCGCGCTGCTGCATCGGGCGAAGTATGCCGGCACGGCAACTCAGAACATGGCCCATGCGGTGGCCATGCGCAACCTGGTTGAAAAGGCCTTAGTCGATGCAGTCCGCAATAAGGACGCAAGCCGCGAAGCTGACTGCCGGCAGGCGCTGCAGGGTGATGCAATTGTGCTGGAGAGCGGAGTGTTGCTTTTGGCCCGTTTGCTAGCCCTATGGACGGCCGAAGTGATGAAGCGCGGCCGCGCGCGCCGATGGGTGCCAGAGAGCACGGCATGGGATGCGGAAGCGGCGATCAAGCTATACCGTACTGTCGCGGAGAATTCTCTGGCTTACTGGCTAAATGGCCTGTGTGATCCATGCAATGGTACCGGCGTTGCCGAGGCGCGCGCGTGCAAGTGCTGCGCTGGCTCAGGCAATGCCCCACTGGTGATGGCGGCCGGGTTTGTACGTGAACACACGCTGAACATGGTGAGCGAGCTGCACAGCATCGCCGACAGCCATGCGGCGCGTGCCAGTGCCAAGCTACGCATGCAGGCAGCCTAAGGTGGTAGTCGAAATACTGTGTACGCAAACAGCGTTTCGTGTAAACTAAGCGCCTACATTCTTTCGGCCTCGTAAAGTGCGCATTAGCGCCACCGATAACCGGAACTCGCGACAGCATCCCAGCATTTGATGTTTTCGCACGTCTAGATAAACCCGAACGCAGGAACGTTCGGGTTTTTGTTTTTCTAACGCGTGTATTGACATAATCAGTTTTGTTATGTGTAAATCGCCAGAATCCATCCATATTCTGTTTGTTGACGACTTGCCTGATACTGTCGACCTGTTTCGTGCCTTGTTCAGCTTGGCTGGTTATAAAGTACGTGTTGCTTATAGCGGCCATGAGGCACTAGAACTCGCGGCTCAGCTACAGCCTGCGGTCATATGTTCAGATCTAGAAATGCCGGGGATGAGTGGGTTCGAACTTGCTCAGGAACTTCGTTCCATGCCAGCGCATGTTGATAGTTTTCTTATCGCTATTAGCGGCTCCGAGGAATCCGAGCTTATTGAAAAGTCGCTGACGGCAGGTTTCAATCTCTGCCTTCGAAAACCGGTAGCCTTCCAGCATCTTCTTCAGCACATCCAACGTTCTTGCAGCAGCTAGTTAGACTTGAGCGCCCTTACATCAGCGGTCGAAGCCGTTGATGCCACAGCTAATCGAATGATAGCCGCCTCGCAGGAATGCGTAGGCGGCTTTCTTTTTCAAGGTATCCACGTGAGCCAGACCGTCCAATGCTATCGCCACGCCATCATCCGAGCCGTCACCGGTAATCGCCCGGCGATTGTCTGGAACGTCATCGATGGAGCGGCTTTGGATCGCATCTGCGAGCGCTTGGCCGAGGCCGAACGCGCCTTCGAGATCCTGCGGTCCAAGGGGCATGGCAAGCCAGGGCTGCTGCTGCACGAAGTCGCCGCGCTGGTACCTAACGCCAACTGATGGTCTGGGGCATGAAGAGCCGCCACGAGCGTGGCTACGACAGCGCCTGGGTCAAGGTGCGCAACCAGGTTATGGAGCGCGACGAAGGCGAGTGTCAGCGATGTAAGCGGGCCGGTCGCATCACCTTGGCCCGCGCGGTCGACCACATCATCAGCAAGGCCAAGGCGACTGAGCTGCGCTGGACACGCGCCAAGACTGATCACCCTTCCAACCTGGAAGCCATCTGCAATCCATGCCATGCGATCAAGACCGAGGCGGAGCAGGGCAAACGCAAGCGAGTGAAGCGCGCCGCTGGCCCTGATGGCTGGCCGGTTTAGTGATGGTGAGGGCTTGAAGAACTTGAAGACCTGAGGAAGTTACACGAGCCATAGATAGGCGACCGTCATGACTACGACCATCGCCCCAAAAACAAATGCGGCAATCGTGGCGTTTCGCTTTTTATGCGACGGGTCTGGATGAGCGCACCAAGGACAGGCACCTGCGGATGACGGCACTGGATTTTTGCAAGCCGGGCAAGAGATCAGGGGCATGGTAGGTGATGAAGAAGTTGAATATACAACTCTAACATTTCCATGAAGAAATATCACCAATTGTTGCAAAATAGAAACGCGGGTGGGTGTGGTCAAATCTCTGTGTCTTTTGCGCATGGGGACCGCCTGCCCCCTCTTTGTGCATAACCGCGAAATGGAACTTTTTTTCTGGGACTGAAATTATGGCCGGAAGGCGCCCGACTCCCAGTGCGCTCAAGCTGGTTACGGGCAATCCCGGCAAGCGGCCACTGAACAAAAAAGAACCAAAACCACGTACAAAAACGCCAGTTTGCCCGGTGCACCTCGATGCCAAGGGCAAGGCAGTGTGGAAGAAATTGTGCGCGCTGCTGAAGCGGATGGGCGTGCTCACCGAGGCTGACGGTCTGGCGCTCGAGCGCCTCTGCGACTGCTACTCCGACATCCTGAAATGCCGGGAATTGATCGAGCGTGATGGCCGCACCTACACGTCGATTGACCAGAACAGCAACCGACTTATCAAAAACAACCCTGCGGTCAACCAGCTGCGCGCCGCCGACGCGCAATTTAAAAGCTACCTGGTGGAGTTCGGCCTGACGCCGGCCGCGCGATCAAAAGTAAACGTGGACCTACCGGATGGCGACAAGGAAAAAGACCCCGCCGCCGAGTACTTCGGCTGACCCGGTTTCAGCGTACGCGAGCGAGGTTGTCGCTGGCACGCGGACAGCCGGGCCGCATGTGCGCAACCAGTGCGCGCGTCATCTGGCCGACGTTGCCGAAGGTGCAGCGCGCGGTTTGGTGTGGGACGTCGCGGCGGCCCTGAAAGGCATCGGCTTTTACCGCGACGTATTGAAGCTGAACGGCGGCGACTTCGAAGGCCAGCCATTTGAATTGCTGCCGTGGCAGCAGTTCGTGGTCGGCAGCATCTTTGGTTGGAAGCGAGACGACGGGTACCGCCGCTTCCGCGTGGTCTACGTCGAAACGGCGAAGGGTAGCGG